ACGTGAACCCGACCGAGTTGGACGCGACCAACATGCCCGGCTGGTATGTGTTCGATCTGACGCAGGCGGAGACGAACGGCGAGGTTCTGATTTTCGCGCCGAAGTCGGCCACGTCGGGCGTGGTACTTGACCAATTGCAGGTGTTTACCGAGGCGTCCATCAACCAGACGGGCGACAGCTATGCGCGGCTGGGCGCACCGGCGGGCGCATCGGTGAGTGCGGATATTGCCGACGTGCCTACCGCTGTCGAAAACGCCGACGCCTTGCTCAAGCGTGATTGGACACAAGTGACAGACGAGGCTGCTCGGTCAGCGCTAAACGCCCTGCGTTTCCTGCGCAATAAGTGGTCGGTTTCTGGCACAACCATGACCGTGACTAAGGAAGATGACCTGGCTAAAGCTTGGGAAGCTACCTTGACCAGCTCATCCAGTGCCAGCCCGATCACAGGCGTGACACCCGCGTAGAACAGAACAGAGCAATAAATTTACGCAAAAGTTAATTTTGCTAAAAGGAGATTTCCATGGCTGCGACTATTACAACTCATGTTTACACTGGAGCCAATACTTTACAATCAGTGCTTGTGGGCAGATCATTAACCTGACCGCGGCATCGATTCCTGATCGCCAAAGTGTCTTTCTCAAAGACACACTAAGTTGAGGTTGTTATGCCTAAACAAGTTGTAGCTGGCTTACGCGATTTTACGCCTCAATATGATTTTGGGGTTTTGTTAGATGGTGAAGGCTGGGTCGAAGCTTACGCGACGGGTTCAGATGTAGCTAATATGTGCCGCAATCTCTTGGCGTCCAGTTCTACCTTCACCGCGTCTACTGTGCCCACGCAGGCCGCAGTAAATTCTTATCTTTCATCGGGTTGCGGCATCCTAGAAAGCACGCTACAAAGCAAGGGTTATACCGTTCCGGTTATACTTGCGGACCAACGCCCTGCCGCTGATGCAGGACACGATAGGGTTGTACGAGCGCGTGGCTCCGGGCTGGTTCGTGAGCAAGTACGAGGCGACGCGCAACGAGGGCACGCACGACACGCTCTATAACGTGCGGGCGTTGTTCACGGCTAAAGCCTGGATTCAGCAGGCTTCGCAGGCGGAACTCATCAAGTACCTTGACGTGGCGGCTTTCGCGCGGGGGGATATGTTCTATATAGCCAATCTCGCCACGGCGCTGGCCGCCACGTAAGGGAGGATTATCATGCCAACTTACACGGACGGCTACGGCGGCGATGTCAATACGGCGAAGGACACGCTGATTCAGAGCCAGTCGCCAACAACAAATTATGGCAAGACATCGCCGCTCTACATCGGGGATATCGGCGCTGCACCGCCGAATATCTCCCGCGGCCTGTTCCAGTTTGACCTCTCCGGCTTGCCTGCCGGGGCCACGCTGACCGCAGCCACGTTGACGCTTTACTGCGAGTCAGAAGCGGATACCTCTGACCGGGTTTTCGGCGTGCATCGCGGGTTAGTGGAATGGTACGAGGGCATTGGGAACGCCGAGCTGCCTACTGGCGAAAACGCCAGCACGTATAACTATCGCAATGCCAACGGCTCGGTAGCCTGGGCAGGCGGAGCAGGCGGCGCGGCAGGCACGGAGTTTGTCGCTACGCCGACGGATACCGTGACGGTCACAGACCCGGCAACAGCCTATGGCTGGGACGTACTGGCCGACTGTCAAGCGTTTTATGCTGGCACATACACCAACTATGGCTGGTGGCTGATTTGCGCGGACGAGGGGACGATGAACTGCCGCAAGCGGTTCACGTCCTCGGATGGTGCCACGACTGGCAACCGGCCCCGGCTGGTGATTACCTATACACTCGGCGGCGGCAGCGGCAAACCCGCTTACGCCTACGCACAGCAATAAGGAGCAAAATCATGCCTGACCTGTGGATGGATGTGGATGCGGCGCTTTCGGAGGTGCCGGTGAACATCTTGCCGCTGCTGGACGACACGGATTTCAAGACGCGCGAGGAGTCTGTGGCTTACAACGCGGCTGGCCTGGAACTTATCTGGCACTTCACCACGACCGCAGGCGCGACCACGGCCACCGTCGTCACACCTACTGCGGGCGGCGCGTATGACTGGGCGCACCAGGACGGCGGGCTGTACACCATCGAGATACCCGCCTCCGGCGGCGCGTCCGTCAACAACGATACCGAGGGGTTCGGCTGGTTTACGGGTGTGGCGACGGGCGTGCTGCCCTGGCGCGGGCCGGTGATCGGCTTCCGGGCGGCGGCACTCAATAACAGCCTGGTTGACGGGGCGACTGTGGATGTCAACGTCACAGCTATGGCGGACGGCGTCATCACGGCGGACAAGTTCGACGGGACGACAGCCTTCCCGCAAACGGTGGCGGACGCCGAAAGTCTGGTGCTGCCATGATGGGCGGCTTCGTAGGCGGACGGGTGAGGGTCAGGCCGGGGCGGCAGGGCCTGCAAAACCCGCGCCATCCCAAGCAGGGCCTGGGCACTGTGGGCGCAACGCCAGCCGCCAGCATCGCCCTGCTCAAGCCCAACTGGCACTACAACTGGTGGTGGAACCCCATCCAGGGCACTGGCGTGCCAGCGTACTTGATGATTTACGACGATAACACGCAGCCTGAAAACTGGCAGTGGGCCACTGATGGCGTGGCGGTCTTTGGCTACAACGAACCCGAAGCCTCCGGGCAGGCGAACATGACCGCTGCCGAGGGCGCGATTCACTGGCACAACTTTGTCGAGCCGACGTTCCCTGACAAGCCGCTGATCTCGCCCTCCCCGCAGTTCGGCACAACCTGGCTGGCGAACATGCGCACGGAGTACAACACGCGTTACGGCGGCTATCCCAGATGGGACGGCGGGATATGCTGCCACTCCTACGCAAGCGACGCGGCGGCAGCTATCGCCAAGGTCGAGCAGTTCATCGCCTACGGCCAGTCCATCGGCATCAACAAGGTCTGGGTCACGGAGTGGAGCGTACCCACGGTGGCGCAAGCTGAGATATTCCGGGTGTATGCGGACGGCAATCCCAACATCGCAGGCTATGCGTGGTATGCAGACAACGATTCGTACTCGACAACCGGCGCAGACACGCGCCTCATTATCAGCGGCGCGCTGACGGCCTTCGGCCAGTGGTATGTGAGCTAGATATGAACAGAATCGCCATCTCCACCTTGACGGCACAGAACATCAGCGGCAATCCGCTGCTGACCTATACCTACACCGCGGACGCCGACCGCGAACTTCTGGTACAGGTGTCGGCTAGCGGGCTGGCCGGGAACGGCTCCTACGGCGCGTGCCTGACGCGGCAGATTGGCGGAACAGGCGCGGCCTACCAGTCGCCCTCGGCGCTAGTGCCCCTGGCGAACGGCGTGACGACGCTGACCGTGCTGACGACCTCACTGGCCGTCGAAACAGGCGACGTGGTCAAGGTCTACTTAGCAGGCCAGGCCGCGGACACCAGCGTCAGCATTGTCACCGAGGTTTTCGACGTGCTCTCTGAGGTCGCGGCGGTCAAGGCAGTCACGGACAAGCTCGACACGGCGCTGGAACCGGACGGCGCGGTATACCGTTTGGTTGCTAGTAGCGCGGGTGCCGGTTCGGAAACTGTAACTATCGAATGCCTAGACGCGTCTTCATTACCCTTAGAAGGTGTCGCGGTGTGGGTCACAGATGACCTCGCGGGCAGCAGCATCAAAGCCGGTACACTTTATTCTAATACTTTAGGTCGCGTGACAGTCTATCTTGATCCTGGGGCGTACTATGTGTGGCGGCAGGGCGGGGCGAATTGGTCTAACCCGCAAAGCATTACGGTCACGGATTTATAGGAATATTTCTAAATGACTAATACCTTTTCAACCACTGGTTCAGCCTTTGTCAGTCCTGGGGAAGCCTACGCCGCGGCTTCCGATATCGCAGGGATGTGCCGCAATTTACTTGGCCCCGCGACGGGTTTCGGCACATCCACTTCGCCTACCCTGGCTAATGTCAACAGCTATTTATCTTCAGGCTGTGGTATTATCGAAAGCACTCTAAGCAGTAAGGGTTATGATGTACCGGTCGCGGAAGGCACCGCGGCGCGTGACTGGCTGCGTAATCTCAACATGCTTTACGCGGCAGGCATGAGTGAACTCACGCGTATCAACATCACCCTGACGCCTGGTGAACGCACGCGCGGGCAAGTGCTGCTAGACTACTTCTGGAAGCAACTCGGTCAATTTACCGCATTAGACCTAACCACGATGGGCGTCACGCGCAGCACCAGTCGCGGTACATTATTTGTAGGTGGTATTTCAGAGGCTTCTAAAGACACCTACGATACCGATAGCGACCGTATTGCGCCACGCTTTGCACGCGGGATGTTTGCGACTTCTGGCGCACTGACACCCACTAGCAACAATACTACCAGCAATGAAACAGATTAGCTTGGACGCGTCTACCATTGGCGCACTATGGCATGTGTTGTGGGTCAGCTTCCGCGCCTATGTCTTTTGGGTCGCGGCATGTGAAGTCATGTGGCTAGTCTTTAGATTGGGCAGTTGAATTTGGCATATGCCAAAAATAACGCGTAATTGATATAATAGATTATAGATATTAGATAAGAGAAAGGACCACTGTTGAAAATAGTTTTTATCTACGCGGATGTTAGTCCGAAACTTAGGTAACTAAGTCAGTGAACGCCTCAAATTCGATGAACACCCCAAGAGTGGGCAACGTCGAGCCAAGCCATCAGTAGATGGAAGGTGTAGAGACTTGATGGGGCGCATCCTACGGGATGAAGGCAAAGTCCGGGCTGCATGTATAAGTAAAGATGCAGAGTCAAGCAGAAATGACTTGACCATCTATCTTAGGTAGATGTAACAAAAATTAATTTCCGAGCCAAACTGAATGGAACTGTCTGGGTGGCAGCTTTGCTAGGTAACTAGCATTGAAAAACGGGGTGAATTGAAAGTTAGATTGCCAGGGTAGCCAATCTAATCGGGAAGCCCAAGAGATGTTGGCAACATTATCGGGTAATCCGCAGCCAAGCCGTGATGGGCTAAGGTATCACGGAAGGTTCAGAGACTTAGAGGTTGAGTCCCAACAATAAGACCTCATCAGCGCCCCGGTTCCTGAATTTATCAGGAATATGAGATAGTCCTACACTGTGTCGGAAGACCAGATTATGTGAGCCAGTGGCGTGATCTCACGCCTGCGAATGCCATCAATTATCGCGCGGAACACGATCCCGCGTTCAAAGACTGGTCTGCCAAATTAATCCACGTCTCTGGTTTCACGGATTACATCAATCCGGTCATCCAAGACTGGATCATGCAAGCGGACCACGTACGCGTGCAGCGTAACGTCATCAACGAGAAAGTCATTGACGCGATTGAATACTTCCAGGGTCTAGGCAAGACTGTCTCGATTGACTTAGACGATGCCTACCATATCTTACCCTGGAGTAATCCCGCGCACGCGTTCTGGATTGAGAACAAGCACGACCTTGATCCGGCACCTTTAGACATTCTCGAACGCGGCCTGCGCAAGAGCGATGGTTTGACCGCGCCCAATCGTCTGCTGTTGCAAGACTGGAGCTACGCAGTCCAAGGTTACTACCTGCCTAACTACGCGGACCATACTTTCTGGCCGGAAGTCATGCCTACGCGTGCGGAACAAAAAGCTAAACTCAAATTGACTGACCGCGTAGTTATCGGTTGGGGTGGCAGTGTCTCGCACTATGACTCTTGGTGGGGTACGGAAATTCGTGAAGCCGCGTATGACATTGCGAAGAAGTTTCCACAGGTTGTGTTTATGCTCTGCGGCAATGACCCGCGTATCTATGACATGCTGCCGGTGCCGCGCGACAATAAACTGCTCCAACCTGGTGTAGAACCTGCGCTTTGGCCGACAGTTGTCAAGACCTTTGATATTGGCCTCGCGCCTCTCTGCGGTATCTACGACCAGCACAGAAGTTGGATTAAAGCTCTGGAATGCGGCTTGGCAGGTGTACCGTGGATTGGCACGCAGGGCGAACCTTATCGCGACTTAGAGCATCTAGGCTACGCGATTCCCAATGACAACAAAGCCTGGTACGATACCATGGCGCGAGTGATCCGTAATTTGATTCAGGAACAAGAAACCGCGACCGCGCGCGTGCCTTACTATCGCAGTCTACTGGCAATCAACCAATTGCCTGCTTACGAAAAAGTTTACCAGCAAATCGCCAAAGATGTGCGGATTCAACGCGGCAGACTGCCTATGCTACATTTCGTCAACTGGTTGCCCAAGGAGCCTACCAATGCCTGATGCCCTCGCGCGCGCCGCAGAAGTCAATGCACAACACTTGCATTTTCTCGAAACTTGGTCCTTAGATGTACCACCGTTTGAAGTTGCAGGTGTCAATATTCCCCGACTCTTTACCTATGAACTGATTCAAGTACTCAATAATGGCTGGCTCGCGGCCACCATGGAACAGGAATCTCATAGTGACAATGCCACAACCGAAGATTCTCTTTAGCGCGCAGCCCGCATTCCTGCCGATTCTCAAGGAACTCAAGGGTCAGGTTGAAATTTGGACCACGCACGCGGGAGTCAGTAAGCTCTTCGCGGATGCGGATATCCCGAATCAACTGCTTTCTGAGCTCAATGTTGGTCCTCTGCGCGATCTGGCTTTTGCGCATGCCGCGGAGATGCTGCAAACTCTGGCCCTGCTGACGCAAGTCGAAAAAACTGATGAACTAGACCAAGCCAGTTGGGATATGTTTCAGAAACTGATTGCACCGTATCTCTATCCGCGCTTACCGGAAACCATCAACGTCGCGTTAGTGCTGGACGAACTCAAGCCTGATGTGATTGTCGTGCATAACGACGTGGAACCCGCGACGCGCCTGATGGCGGCTTGGGCGGAAGCGCATGGCGTACCTTGCCTGCATATCCCGCACGCGGTCTACATGGACACCGATGAGCGCGGACCTATCGGTACTGATATTCATGATATCGTGACCGCGAAGCGTATCGCGGCAGCAGGGCCATTCCAGGCGCAATGGTATCACGCGCGCGACCCTAAAGCTGAAATTCGCATGACTGCGACCTTGGCCGCAGACCGTTTCGCGAATCTCAAGCCTTTCCGCGCGGATGCTCAACGCTTGCTCAATCTCCAGGCTAATCAACCTGTCATCACCTACTTCTCATCCTGGCGACAGGACACTAACCTGCTCGGTTGCACCGATGTAGTCGAAGAAGGCTATCGCGCATTTCTTACTGCGGCCTCACGACGACCTTACTATCAATATCTGGTCAAGTGCCATCCACGCAGCCAAAACGTCGAACAGCATGTAAAACTCGCGGAAGAATATGGCGTGCGCTGTATCGTCTCTGACCAGCACCTGGATGTGTTTCTCAACGCGACTGACCTCGCGATTGCGCTAGGGCCATCCAATGTTCTGGTCGAAGCCGCGTGCTATCCTTTTATCCGCCTCGCGGCCATCAATGGCTTTGCTAATGATCCCGAAGTCCTGACTTGCCCTGCGGATGTAGATGCGTTAGTATCAGTCTTAGATGGCGTTGCGGAGCCGCCGGTCGATACGTCTGCGTTTGTGACCAAGTATTTTGGCGCAGTAGACGGCAAAGCTTACTGGCGTTTAGCTAATTGGATTCGCGAATTAGCAGGACTTTAGTCTATGCCCATCATTCAGGTTGACATGCATGGCTTTGACCAGATATCGGACGCCTTCACGCAGATGCGCGCAACCGCGCCGCGTTCCGCCGTGTATTGGGTGCGCAAGACCACAGAGAAGTTCGCGCAACTGCTCAAAGAAGAAGCGCCCTATCAGGATCGGCCTGATCCACGCTACCCGCAGCATCTACGCGATTCCTTCACAGTCCAGCGCATGGGCCAACTGGATTACTCCGTAATTACCACGGGCGCAAACGCGGCTCTGAAATATAACTGGATGGTGGGCGGGACACGCCCGCATATCATCACGCCGCGTTTCAAGAAGTATCTCTGGTGGCCTGACTTACCGCGCGGCACGCGTATCACCATCGTGCATCATCCTGGTACCGCACCCAATCCTTTTGATGAACGTGCTTTCGCGCAACTGCGCGGTGAAATCGACGCCCCGAAAGAAATTGTCGAAGATTTACTCGCCGCCTTTCAATCCGCGTTTCGCGGTTCCAGTGGCACACCCGGAGGTCTGTTATGACCGTCAATAGTCCATCATCTATCGCACAGGCCTTATACACCATGTTCTCCGCGGCCTCCGCGTTTGGGGCAGGTAATGTTTCCACCTGTTCTTACGCGATCCTAGAGAACGCGGCTTACGCGGCTTTATTCATCTCTTATACTAACTTAGACGACGCCGAGATGACCTTTGGTACGGGCCGCGAACGTATCTGGGACTTCCAAATCAAAGCCTTTGTGCGCGATACCGGCGACCCCGAAGCCACCCTCGCGCGTACTTACTCCTGCGCGACGACCATCATTCAAACCATCGAAGCAGATCAAACTCTACAAGGCACCTGCGTGTCGGTCCCGCGCATCACCCTCACGCGCAATCCCGAAATCGCGCTCAGTATCAACGGTACTTCCTGGCTCCCCCTCGAAGGCACCGTCCAAGCCAAAGAATGGTCTTGAACAACCTCTTGACAAAGCCTGCAAAGCCGTTTATAATAGCACCATCCTGAACCGATAATCGAATAACAATTTTCTAAAAGCGGTGGGAATCTGTCATGGATGCCCACCGCTTTTTTGTTTACCCTTTCCAGGAGGCCATCGCATGGCTAAAATTGTCGCGCGTAACGCGTCACTCTACCTTTATGACGCGTCGGGAGTATGTCGATCCGTTTCCGGTCTGACATCTTCGATCACGCTCTCGCTATCCTCAGAAGCTACTGAAGTCACTGGTTTTGGTAACAGCGCGCGTGAACGCGTTGTAGACGGTATCAAGGACTGGGAAATGTCCGTGAATGGCTTCTATTCCGCGACCGCGTGTGAAACCGGCTGCTTGCTGAATTCCGTCTTTGCCAATGGCGGCGCGACTTTCTGCAAGCTTGGTCCCGCAGGCTCAACCTCAACATCGCCCATGTATTCAGCCTGCGCTACCTTGACCACCTACGAAATCAACGAAGTCGCAGAAGATGCGGCCAAGATTTCATTTACACTGGTTGGACGTTCAGGTTCGCTAACGCGCACCGCGACGTTTGGCTAAGGAGATTAGATCATGGGAAAGATTACTGCCCGCGGGGCGTACCTCGCGGCCTCTTATGGCAACACGGCTTGTATCGCGCTCGGCTGCGATCTAAACTCCATCACGCTCAACCAGGAACGCGACGCGCCGGAGGTTACCACCTTCTGCTCCACCACGCGTGAACGCCTCTCTGGCGGCATCACGGACTGGAGCCTGGACTTTGAAGGCTTTTACGATAACGAAATCATCGGCAATAATACCGCGATGATCGATGAAGCTCTGTTCAATATGTGGGCAGGTTCTAATACCTTTGTCTTTGGTCCCGCAGGTTCATCTTCGGGCAACGACAAGTATTCCGGTTCGGGCGTGCTGTCCACTTACGAAATCTCATTTGATCTGGACAACGCCATCACCATCTCTGGCACCATCGAATCGCGCTCTGGTTCAGTTACCAAGGCGACATTCTAAGAAAGGTTAATATTAATTATATGACAGTCCGTAAAGCCCCGATCAATAAAGCCACTATCCAGCTTACTGGCCCATGGGAAGGTTGGGAATTTACCGCGCGTACCAATCCGCCCATCGGTGTACTGAAG